AATGGTTCCGCTAACGCGGGTACAACCATTTCCGTTACTGGCGTATAGAGGAGTTGAGAGATGGCTATTTCAAGAGCTCAACTAGCGAAAGAGCTAGAGCCTGGCCTCAACGCCCTTTTTGGACTTGAGTATGCCAGGTACGATAACGAAGCAGCAGAAATCTATGACACGGAATCCTCAGAACGTGCATTTGAGGAAGAGGTCATGCTTTCCGGTTTTGGGTCAGCCCCAGTAAAAACGGAAGGAACCGCTGTTTCATTTGATGATGCACAGGAAGCGTATACCGCCAGGTATACCATGGAGACTATCGCACTTGCCTTCTCTATCACGGAAGAAGCAATTGAGGATAACCTCTATGACCGTCTAGCTTCCCGCTATACGAAAGCTTTGGCACGTAGCATGGCCAACACCAAACAGGTGAAGGGTGCCGCTACATTGAACAATGCTTTCGATAGTAACTTTGTAGGTGGCGATGGCTTGGAGCTTTGCTCCACGGCCCATGTCTTAGTGAACGGTAATACATGGCGTAATGAGCCAAGTACCGCTGCCGACCTGAACGAGACAAGTCTCGAGAATGGACTTATCGACGTTGCCGGTTATGTTGATGAACGGGGACTTAAAGTTTCGGTTCGTGGACAAAAGCTGGTTATTCCAGCAGCACTTCAGTTTGTTGCGGATCGTCTTTTAGAATCCACTCTTCGTCCAGGTACTGCCGATAACGATATAAACGCTACGCGGAACATGGGAATGCTCCCGCAGGGTTATACCGTTAACCATTATTTGACAGACACCGATGCATGGTTCATGCGGACTGATGCCCCTCGAGGCTTCATCCACTTTGAACGTATGCCGATGTCTACAAAGATGGAAGGCGATTTCGATACAGGTAATGTAAGGTTTAAGGCCCGTGAGCGTTATAGCTTTGGGTACTCAGACCCACGTTGCGTGTACGGTTCGCCCGGCGCGTAAAGACTACGGGAGGGGGGCAACCCCCTCCTTTCTTTCTGGGGAAACCAGCCCTAGCGACTGACCCAGCAGACGCTCACAAAGACTCTAGGGCTAACCCTTTTGTGAGAAGGTATTATTATGGCGAACACACATTTTTCAGGTCCGGTCCTCTTCTCAGCGGCTCGACCTACTCTCGAAAACCTTAACATTGGTTCATGGCCCGATCAAACTCGGTTCATGGTTGATTTCACGGGTATTCTCTTGGATGCCACCAATGACTGGACAGTTGTGAAAGATTCTGGTGCTTCGGTAGCTTTACAGGCGGATGCCTTAAATGGAGTAGTTGATCTTATTTCTGCGGCAACTACGGATAATGACGGCAGCTCTATTCAAGGAAATGAAATCTGGGGACTTCCTTCAACAGCGGGGCAAAGGCTTTATTTTGAAGCTCGTTTTCAAATGTCTGATGTAGACCAGATGGATATGTTCATTGGCGTTTGTGAAAATTTTGCGTCAAACCCAGAGAATATTTTTGCTGCATCGAACAGGATTGGTTTCCAAATTGATGATGGGGATGCAACTCCTCATTTGATTACAGAATCAGGCGACAGTGAAACCGATACGACTTTGTCAGGAACTACATATGATCTTTCTGATGCGACTGATGTTACGGTTAGCTTTGTAGCTACAAAAGGGACATCAACCGATAAGGTACAGTTCTATATCAATAGGACTCTTGTAGGAACTCATGCTACAAATGTTCCAACAGCTAATATGACGCAAGCTGCTGCGGAAGTTTCTGGTAATGCTACTGGTACAAAGTCAATGAGTATTGACTACATTATGGTCGCACAAGATCGTGGTGTAAGTTACTAACTTAGGGGAGTAACTTAAATGGCTGATGTTTTTGTAGAAAAAGTCATCGAGGATGGCCCCCGTAACTTTGTTAAATCTTTTTCGTACACGCACGTGGACACTGCACAATCTGCGGTTATGGCGATAGACGTTTCTGGATTATCCACTCTTCAAGATGGAACGGCTTGCACCGGAGTTCGTATTAATAAAATACATTTTAGTACGACAAATCTTGAATTAAATATTTTATGGGATGCCAGTACAGATGTATTAGCGGTAGTGCTACCAACAGATTATCAAGGTAGTTTTGATTTCTCTTCCTTTGGTGGCTTAGTAAATAGTGCTACAAGTCCTACTGGGGATATCAGATTTACTACTGTGGGGGCTGCGGCTAATGATGATTACACCGTGGTCCTAGAATGTATTAAGGAGTTCTAAGATGGCTTCTACTAAAAAACCTGTGAAACGCAAGACTGGTGGCAAAGTAAAAAGGCAAATTGGCGGGGCAACTATCTCGCCATTAGCCCGTCAAAGATTACCAGTTCTCCCAACCAGAGGTGTTCGTACACCAGTTGGTTTAATGGCCAAGAAGGGCGGTACTGTCAAACGAGCCCGTGGTGGAACGGCTAAGAAGAAGTAGCTAGTACCGTGGACGATCTTTCCCGTAAAAATGAGCTTGAGCTTGTCACTATAAGAGGCGAGCTCAAGCTCCTTTCACAAAAAATAGATGTTATTAAAACAAATGACATTTATCATCTTCAAAAATCCCTGGATACCATGAGCAAGCGTTTATGGGCGATAGGGTTTTTGATATTAGGGCAAATAGTTGTAGGACTCCGCCTTACTGTGTGGGGTTAAGGAGTAAAGGATGGCTACTTCTGGATCCGTTGATTTCAACCTGGACATGGCTGAAATTACAGAGGAAGCCTTTGAGAGGTGTGGCTTAGAGCTACGCACGGGCTATGACTCTCGAACTGCCCGTAGATCGCTTAATCTTCTTTTTGCCGATTGGGCCAACCGGGGCCTAAACCTCTGGACAATCGAGGAAATTACACAGACTTTAGCCCAGTTATCAACGTCCTCTGCGGTAGCTACCTATCCCATTGGTGTTATCACCATGACAGTGGGAGATTCCAGTAGTTTTAGCGTTGGAGAAACGATAACAGGTGGCACCAGTGCGGTAACCGCTTCTATTATTACACTCCCTTCTTCCACTACCATGACTCTAACTGTTCCAAGTGGCAGTTTTACTGCTGCAGAAACCATTACTGGATCATCCAGTGCAGCTACTACAACAGTAACGGCAGATCCGGGCCTAACGGATGTTCAGGCTACGGTGGATGTACTCGAGGCGGTAATTCGGAGAGATAGTCAAGATTTATCAATAAACCGTATTGGGAGATCTAATTACTTGGATATTCCCACGAAAACGACCCAAGCGCGTCCTACCCAGTTCTACGTTAATCGTCAGATAACTCCTACTATCACCGTGTGGCCTGTTCCAGAAAATTCCACAGACCAGTTAATCTATTATCGTGTGAAAAGGCTCGAGGACGCAGATGTGGCTACCAACAATGCTGACATTCCTTTCAGATTTTTGCCCTGCCTTGTAGCTGGACTGTCATATCATATTGCTCTTAAAAGGTCGCCGCCTCGAGTAGAGGCCCTGAAACAAATATATGAAGAAGAGTTCGCCCGAGCCGCGGCCCAAGATATTGATCATGGTGTTCCTCTTCGTCTTGTTCCCACCGCACGATCTTTAAGGGTGTAACATGGCAAGATACGCGAGTGAAAAATATGCTCTGGGCATCTCGGACATGTCAGGTAGGTCCTATCGCCTCACAGATATGAAACTAGAATGGAACGGCTTTCTTGTTGGGAAAGACGAATTTGAAGCGAAACAACCTCAACTGACGCCACCAAAAGTCCTTGCTGATCCTCAATCATTGCGGATTAGTAGGCCCGACAGGGTGGAACCCCCAGTAGAGGTTCTGCTCCAGTTTAATCCATTCCGGTCAGGGGATTCTGGATCGACAACTATTAATGTGTTGCAACCGGGACATGGCAGAAGCACAGGGGATACGGTTCGATTTCGTGCTGTAGAGGCTTTTGATGGTTTTACAGAGAGTATGATCGAGAGTGCTGCAGGATTTTCTATTACGAAAGTCGATGATGATAATTATAACTTTACGGCCAGTAGTGGAACTGCCACAACCGGATCTGTCCGAGGTGGAGGTGGTTTTGCTTCCGCTGGCCCCGTAACAGTGAGTCCTTAACATGGCTTTTACATTCGCTACTTTAAAAACCGCAATTCAGGATTACACGGATAATTCAGAAACGACGTTTACCAATAATCTGACTCGATTCATCGTGAATACTGAAGAACGGATTCTTAAAGAATGCCAACTCGATGTGTTCAGAAGGAACTCTCAGGGAACTACGTCTGCCTCTAATAAGTTTTTGTCCAAACCAAGTGATTTTCTGGCTCCTTTTTCATTAAGTGTAGTGAACGATTCCAGTAATGAATTTTTACTCTACAAACACGTTACTTTTTTACAGGACTTTACTCCTAACCCCGCCACTACTGGTGTGCCGCTATATTATGGGGATTGGAACGATGAAACCTTTTTATTGGCTCCTACTCCTAATGATGCTTTAACCATGGAACTTCATTATTTCTTCCGTCCGGACTCCATTACAATTACTTCTGATGGCACTAGCTGGCTAGGGGATAATGCACAATTAGCCATGCTGTATGGAAGTTTGGTAGAGGCATATACCTTTATGAAGGGGGAACAAGATTTGTTGACGCTTTATAACAACCGCTACATGGAATCTCTCCAGGGGCTTAAAAATCTTGGGGAAGCGCAGCAGACCCAGGAAGAATATAGGTTTGACCGCGTAAGGAGGGAACTTGCCTGATGTTCCAGGCGAACGGACAAGGAGATTTGGGGCAAGTTCAAGTTTTTACTTCAAATAATAGGGGTCATACTCCAGAACAGATCGCGGAAATGGCCATGAACAAGATCATGTTGATTAGCGAAACAGCCCCTCCCCCCATACGGGATCAAGCGGCTGCGTATAGAAATAAGGTTAGGGATATAATAGTTTATTACTTAAAGCAGATGGCGCAGAGTGAAAGAACGACTATTTGGGCATTGCTCAAGAAACAGGGTCATGCGGACATGGCTGAGATTATAAGGAGATTGTAAAATGGCTATCAATCAAGCCATGTGTGGTTCGTACAAGAAGGAAATTACAGTAGGCATCCATTTTTGGCTAACTCATTCCCGTGGAGATGGCTCTTCCATAGCAGCGGATACTTTCAAAATTGCGATGTTCACTTCCAGTCGTACAGATGCCAATGAGGATCTGACTGGCTACACTACCACCAATGAAGTGTCCGGTACGGCCTATTCAGCGGGGGGAGCAGCCCTAGGCAGTGTTACATTGGGCCTTTCTGATAACAGTTCCTCTGTACCAACGGCTTTTCTGGATTTTGCCGACACGACTTGGTCTACTTCTACTATATCAAGTGCGAGAGTTGCAGTTATCTATAACTCAACACTTAGTGGGGCGGGTACGGGAGGAACGGTTACTCATTCAGCTTATCCAACCGTATGTGTTATTGATTTTGGAGGAGATAAATCGTCCAGTGCCGGGGATTTTACTATTCAATACCCCGCCAACGATGCGAATAATGCAATAATTCGCATCGCATAAGAGTGTGTAGTGGCAACATTAAGCGGATGGGGAAGGAGTACTTGGGGTAGTGGTACTTGGGGAGAACCCGCCCCTCTAACCGCAACAGGAGTTGAGGCTGTTGGGGCACTAGGAACTGCTTCTGTAACTGTTGTTCAAACAGTTACGGTTACGGGAGTTTCGGCGGCTGGTGCTTTAGGAACGGTTTCTATCGCCATCCCTGTTACTATCACTGCAACAGGAGTTTCGGCGGCGGGAGCCCTAGGAACGGCTACTCCCAGTGTGGGGATTACGGTAATCTCCACAGGAATACAAGCGGCTGGATCGATTGGAAGTGTAGGCAAAGGAACATCATTCGCCGTGACAGGAGTTTCAGCGCAAGGAGTGGTTAGCACTGCAAATGTATGGGGTGTAATTAGTACCACTCAAGACCCGAATTGGACACGTATCGCGGCATAAGGAAAATACCATGGCTTCATCATTTACAACAA